TCTCTTTGTTGTTTAAAGTACGAGTATTCGATTTTATTCTACATTTTAAGCATGTTTTACATTCTTTACCCTTTTCATTAATAAAAACTTCTATGGGCTGGGGTAGACGGACACAACTCGAACATTTTTTAAAAAATGACATCCTGGGATGGAAGTATATTACACCCGAATATTTTTATTTGGGCTGGTAATAATCAGCATGTGGGAATCCACTGCCACCCAAGGTCAGCAGTGATCTTCTTCCAAATGAGATCGTGTTTGTACAGCTTCTCTTTGGATTTGAGGAGCGGAAAGCACGGGAGGTATTCATCCTCGCCGAGAAGTTCGCAGAATTTGTACAGGACGTAAGAGTAGCTCAAAAAGTTTTTACGATTTTCAGGACAATGTTTCTCAAAAGGCTTTTGAATCTGACCAAACATGAGTCGAAGGCGGTCTTCTAGGGCTTGAGGCATGGTTGGTGGTTTCACCCCGTTGAGAATCGTTGTGATGTAGGGTGCGTGTTCGTAGTATTTATTCATGTGAATCTTTTTCAGCATTTCGCGAACCTTGCGATGGGTCAAGTCTGATTTGTCTTTGATGCGCTGCTTCTTCACCTCGAGCTGAAGCTGATCGATGAGATCCTGTGGGACGCTCGTGTACTCCTTCGCCTGAAATTGATTGACCCATTCGTTGAAGTGGTTCTCCCGGCGGTACGAATACACGACGTGACGTTCCATGTCCTGTTCCTCCTTGAACCCCACCTCTTGACACTGCACGTAGTCAGTCATTCCGCACTTGAGACATATCATATCGCTCGTAATGTCGTCGAGTGTATGGTCCATCGATCCACATCCTTTGCATTTGGGAACGTACCCTGGATTCTTCTTCTGCATCGGTGTCAAATGGTTTCCCTCCACGGTCGACATGTACTTTTCGTAGACATCCTTCTTCTTCCCGCCAGCCGCCTCAAACTCCATCAATAAAGGAATACACTCCGCCATATAGTCGTACATTTCTTGTTCAGCGTCTTTGTCCCCTTTAGATATTCGTTTTTGGAACTCGACGATTCGTTCTTGATAGCGCCCTTCCATTCTAAATAATATATTCAATTCTTTTAGTTATGTGGGTTCTCAGCTTCATCGAACAATTCAGACCGAAGAACTTTCAGGTTCATCAGATGTTCAGACACGACGGTGACGAATTGGTCCCAGTCGACAAGTTCAACAAAGGCGAACACGGACACGTCGATTACTACTTCGGGGGTCAGTTGTACACGCACCTCGGACGTTGGCCTATAAAGAACATAAAGCCTCGATTTTCAATTCCGGTACACAGTGCAATTTTCATCAACGACGAAGACAGGAAACCCGTCGTGTGCACGGACGTCGTCAGGCGACACTCGGGACCGACGTTGTCACCAGTTTCGTTCGACGAGTATTCCCCTCGTCCGTACTTTACAGTTTCATTCACAGGAGGGTTTCGCATCTCCATGGGAATCAAATGGGTCCGAGTCAAGAAAGTTTCAGGTGTCGTTCACGTCCAGAACGTCCTCGGTCAGATGACCAAGGTTTTTGTCGGTTAGTGCCACTTGACCATCATCTTATTCCAAAGGTCGGCAAGTACTTCACGTTCCGGTGAGTTTGGTGGAAGACTGTCCCACATATCACCGAATTGTTCTTGAAGATCCCATGCTAAATCAGCATTGTTCTGTTCCAGGCAAAAGTTGATCGTGGCGACGAGTTGTTCGTAGGTCATCATTTTTGTTATTGAAGAATGGTCTGGTACCTTTAGTCCATTGGAGTCGGCGAACACGTTCTTCGGACGTGGTCTTAGTCCACTTTCGGTGCCAAGTAAAATTTGAGCTCGCCGAGATTCGCCACTGTGTATCGGAACACGATGGGCATATTTTCATCCTCATCGTGTTGCATCAACTGAACGCTCGAACACAGACTCGTCGCTCGTGTAAACATGTTGATGTACTTGAGCGAAAAGATGTTCCCAAGCGGCTTGTCCATTCCAGGCTCGACACACTCGATGACCGTCTTTTGGTTTGCAAATCCACCCTCGCACTCGAGCTCAAGAGTCTTCTTCTTTCGGGTGATTCGAATATCCTGTGCCAAGTTGTGCATGTCACGAGTCACACGTTGGAAATCGACGCTCGGGATGGTCGTCAGGACATTCATATCAATCTCCGGTACGGAGAGCTCGTCGTCGTTAATATCGAGGAGCTTGAAGTCGAACGACGTTGACGACTTTTTGGCTGCATTCTCGATATGAATATGCAACAGGTACGAATCGTCGATCGACATGCTCAATGTGTCAGTATTCGTGACAGACTTGAGCAGCTTGTATGTGTTTGCGACGTTGAGACCTGCTGTGTGTTCCCGGTCACAATGGTACTCTTCGAAATTCTCGGCAGGCATGACGAGGTGAACGAGCGTCACGCGTGCCGTGTCCAGAGTGACAACCATGAGCCCCTCTGGACGAAACACGAGATTGACATCGTTGATAATGTCCTTGAGCACCTCAAAGACGGTACGAAAGGCGCTCGCCTGTATCGTCTTGAGACGAACCATAGTCAGAATACGCATGCTTACTTTATACCATTCTGGTAGGCGTCAGCCACCTTGCGGTTAATCTTCTCCTCGAGCTCACGTGTCATCGGAGGTGCCAGAGGCATGTTGAAGTGACTAATATCAAAGAAATTACCCGCCTCGTTTTCATGAGTATCATCGAGCGAAGCGCCTGAGAGTACAGTCTGATCAAACTCCTCAACGCGTTCTTCGGGTTTCATCGTCTCGATCCATTTGCGAACGTCATTTCCAACGAGCAGGTGACCGTCGTTCGTCACCAATGTGGGTACCCGTGTAATTTGTCTCGACGGAACGCCTTGTGTCGACACGTTATGAAACCGAATCATGTGGATGAGCGCTGGATTTTCCCGAATTTCTTGAATCACCTGAGCACAATACGGACACTTGTCACTGTAGACCAGGGTGGCCATTACTACTACCAGACTTTTTGTACCCAGGGAGTCGACGCAGGACTTTCCGTGGAAAGGACTTTTTTCTCACCTGTTAATAATATGAAGGACGTTGTTGTCTTCCTCCTTCTGGCAATTTTGGGATTTTTGCTATGGAACCGTGGGGTACTCACGCGCGGCGAGGGGTTCACGAACGTCAGTGACAAGAAGCCCGTGGCCCCAGCGACGATCCAGAGCATCATTAACGCCATCCAGGCCAAGAATCCTGACGTGTACCCTGTTCAGACCATCTACGTCAATTCAATGGAGGGTGATCAGGGTTCGGCGCTGTACAACGCCCGTATCATGTTCGTGAACACCCGTGGGTACTTTGGCGTCCAGTACGACATCAAGGCGGATGGTGACGGCAACATCCTCGAGATGTCCGAACAGCCCCAGCCTGGTGTTGGTGCCGCTGATGTCTTCGAGCCATTCGGTCCCAGCGACTCGTACGGGACATTCGAGGATACTCAGGTTGTCCTGGACAAGCAGTTTGCGGATCTGAAGACTCAGGTTCCAGGGTACCAGACTAAGCTCGACATTTGGCTCGAGCAGATGCGACAGGAAAACAAGGCGAACGCGAGCGCTGCGGCTCAGAAGGGCGCGGTTGTTTCTCGGTAATAATTAGGAATGATATCAGCACAAAATCTTGCTGAACGCGAGCGTAAACGGCTCGAGGTCCGCAAGGCGACATACAAAGCCATTCTCGAACAGCTCTGTCGCAAGATCAAGTCTGCGTCAGAACTTGGAGAACGTTCGTTGTTTTTGACGATTCCACCATTCACTATCGGGTACCCAGCGTACGACATCGACAAGGCAACGGAATACATTCAACGTCAGTTGGATCGTCTCGGATACAAAGTGATCAAGGTGGCACAGGGCACGTTGGGTGTCAGCTGGGGAGACACGAAACCGAAGGGTCCGGTCGTCATTGATCATTCTGCTGAGGAGGACACGAGGAGCATCGCTCTGCCGTCGCTCGCCAACTTGCACAAGACGGCTGCGAAATTGCGTGGAAAAAATTAGTCTTTAGACATTGCCGCCACTCCTATACCCACTGGAATGATAGCGAGAAGCCACAGCCAATTCAGGGACGAATCAGATGACGTTGATGCAGGTGCAGCGGCGGCAGGTACAGAAGGCACGATCACATTTTGTTTAATTGATTCGATACTGACATTTGAAACCGCTGGAAGTGTCGGAACTGTTACTCCGTTCATTACGTTATTCAGTCCAGAAACACCAAAAGATGGAAAGGTGACTCCATTGAGCAAGTTTTGTGTTCCACTGACAGACATTTACTATTTACGAGGAATTAATAACGACGGGAGCATTCTGAATATTTGTTGCGAGCTGAGTTGCAGCTGCTGCCACCTGTGACGTGAACTTTTGTTTATCAGCCGCTGATACACTCGCCCACGCCTGTGTAAACTTTGTACCGAATGCAGGCATGATCGTGTTTACGATGTTCGTTTGCCAAACCTGTTTGAGGTCGTCTGGGAGTCCACGGAATTCAGCCAGGTCCATGATACTGAGTGGGTTGGATGGTGTGTACATTTCCCGAAACACAAATAGCTTAACAAACATGACTACGACAAGGATCCACAGGGCGATACGTTCGTAGTTGATGGCCATTATTATATAACTGACGAAAAAAGTGCGCACGCCTCGCACAAAAAATTAAACCAGCTAACATCAATGGATTCGACAGCCATCCTCGTCGAGGCTGAACGTAAGTTTATGATCAAGCTGTGCAACGCCATGACTCCTGTGATGATCGATGCCTTTTACGAGATGTACAAGAAGGCGATCGAGGTATCCAAGGGTCGTCAGACGCTGATTCACTACCAGACGCTGCTCCAGGAGGTGCCTCACTGGAACAACACGATCGTGAAGCAGCACGCCGACGCCATCATCAAGTCCTGTGCCATGTTTCCCAATCTGCTCGCCGCCGTGTTCGTCATTTCGGTTAAGATCATGTCCGCCGTGCGTATTTCAACCGATTCGAAGAAGATCAACATCAAGTTACCATCCAACGACGTTTTCGTTCACTCGTGCTACATCGCCGCGGCCAAGAGCCTCTACGAAGATCCGTACGTCGTCGTGGACAAAATGTCAGACCAGGATCGTCGTGCGAAGATGGCACATCGTTTCAACGAACTGATCAAGGAGGTGGTGGATGATTTCATTCCGGTACAGCAGATTCTCGACACGTACATTCCCAACTTTACAGGGGGTGATCTCGACATGGGTGGCGCGAACCAAGACCCAACGGACCCAACAGACCCCGAGACGAACGAGGAGGAGACGACGCCCGTGACGCCGTTGCCCGAAGGCGCAGAAGGAGCGCCAGTAGAAGCAGGAACACCGGCACCTGCAGAGGCTGCCGGTACACCGGCGCCGGATGCCGAACCTGGTACGCCTGCAGCTCCAGAACCTGGTACGCCAGCGGCTCCGGAGGGTCCTACCAAACAAGTCCCAGTCAAGGTGCATCACGAGACGCTGTTCGATGACGCTCCCGATAAATGAAAATGTTAACTAAATACAATGGACAATCTGGATAAGGTATTTTGGGCCTTTATTATTCTCATAGGAATATGGGCAGCGGTTACACCAGGTAATCAGCTTTCTGCCATTCCAGAAGAGTACAATCGTTATAGATTGGGTACTTACATTCCATGGCCTGTCGTCGTGCTGATTTTGTTTGTGTTTGCTTACACACTTTTTGTAAAAAAATCGTAATATACAGTAGATGGCTGATCACTACTTCCGTGAGCCGATGAGCGCTGCTCTGATTGCAGCCGCAGCGACGATCGCCTACATCCACATCAGAGCGTCTCTGAACAACGAAAAGGCGCTTCCAAACTCGTCATACTTTAAACCAGCTTTCCTCGTCGGTCTCCTCGTGTACATCATCGTCCACCAGGGACACGGACACCAGGAATCGATATCAACCACACCTTTTAGAGCTTAAGTCCAACGGGCGAAGCCCGTTGTCCAAGGAACAAAGTTCCCCTGTCCGCCAGCCAAAGTCCCGGGCGTATTGGGCACATGGCTTAAAGTATTTGATACACATTTCGTCAATGGCGACCACCACCAACGCGTTTAACGACATGATGCAGCAGTTTCTTGACGAGCTTGTTCTCACGTTTCCAGATGAGAAGAAGCTGGTAAAGTACCAGAATACGTTCATCCTTCTGCGCAAGGCGAATCCCAAGAAGCCGATGAAGGAGTTTATGGAGACGGTCGGTCCGTTTGCGAATCACCTGATGCAGAAGGATGAGGAGTTTTTCAAGACACATGCGTCTGAGGTGCCGTTCCTGAACGATCTTGACATTCCTCGTCTCTGGGGCTCCGATCTGTCCGAGACGACCAAGAATGCAATCTGGCAGTACCTTCAGACGTTGTACATCCTTGGCACGACGATCACTGCTCTCCCAGCAGACACATTGAACATGATCGAGTCTGTGGCTCAGAAGTGTGCCAGTCAGCTCCAGGATACGGCGACGGCTCCTGATGGTACCATCGACGAGGCGGCTCTAATGAACAGTATGAATGGTCTCATGTCGTCTCTGCTCAAGGGTGGCAAGGGAGGTCCGTTGATTTGAAAAAAAGTATACGTATACTAGAAGATGACGATTGATCTACGCCAACTCATTGCCAAAGAAGAGCTCCTTGATTTTTGGCCCACGTCTCGTCAGACGGCAGAGGAGCGAGTTCTCGCCACGACTCGCTTCGTTCTATACGCCGTAGTGCTCACATATCTGATTCGTCGCGATGCGCGTATCGTTGCGCTTGGTGCTCTCGTCCTAGCTGCTCTTTATGTTCTCTATGGTATGAACATGATTCCAGATGGCAAGCGTTCCGTGACGACGGGTCCTAAGGTGGTCAGCGGACTCCGCATGCCCACGCGCGATAATCCAATGGCGAATTACCTTCTTGGCGACGACCCAAGCTACGCGCTCCAGGCTCCATGGTACCCGACGATGAAGGAGGAGATTCAGAATGAATGGAGCGCGATCCACCCATTTGAACGCAAGCGTGACGCGGAGCGTAACTTTTACACGACAGCAGTTTCCACGTGGCCAAACGACCAGGCGGCGTTCACCAACGCTGCATTCGGAAAACCATTTCAGCCCATGTGTCGTGATGATCCATCCCAATGCAACCCAGATGGACCATACGCTCGTGGACCAGAACGTGTTCAGCTCCGCGGTGGTAACGCAAAGTAAGAAAAAAATATCCTGTACAAGTAATAATGCCGAGCAGCGTGCTTCAGCCCGGACTCCTCATGGTTGAGGAGGGAATGTACTACGGCCCAAAAAACACCAACTATGTTGACATCATCATGACTGACGATGCCCTGCGTTCCCAGACGACGTCCCGCAACAACAAGTACTACGCAGACAAGCCGTACGATTTCCCAGAGCTGTACATTGAGAAGCCCGAGAATCGTTTCCTGTCATGGGACCCGACGAGCACGTACGCCATGTACCAGTCGATGTCCTACGCGAAGAGATACCCCACAGATAAGCAGTAAAAAAAATAGCAAGTAACTAATAGATGGACCCCTTCAGTCTTGCCGCCGTTGTCGGTCTGGTTTTTGCCGGAAAGAAACTCAGCGACGTCAAGGAGGAGCAGGCAGTCATGCCTTCAAAGCCAGACCAGATTACAAAATTTGATCTCGTCCAGTACAAGTTTGCTCAGCAGGACCCTCAGATTGATAATCTGAATCTCGAACCAAATTCCGGACGTGGATTTTCAGGCGGGTTCCGTCTTCCACCAAAAGATATTGCCCCGAGCTTTGCAGAGGTTGTGCCGAACGGTACGCGTTTTCCATTTGGTCAGCCCGTATATCAGACGGACGGAAGTCGGGAACCGGTCACGAACAAGATGAATAACGTCACGCCAGCAGACAAGAAATACGTCGGACGCGGCCTCGGTCTCGATCCAAACGTTCCAGCATCAGGTGGTTTCCAGCAGTTTTTCCGTATTTTGCCCAACAACATGAACGAGGAGCGTCTGACGAACCTCGCAGGAAACTGGGGTGGTCCAGCCAACCCAATAGTCAAGAATGGTAGCACGTCGATTGGTACCATTTCTCATCCAGCAAAATTGTCCAAGACGACCGAAAACTACAAGCCGATGCAGACACGCGGACAGGGACAGGGTGGTGCTATTACAGGATTCGAGGGTCGTCCGGATTTCCAAAAGACACGTCGGACGACGAATCGTCAGGAGACGGGTCTACGCAAGGATGGTCTCGAGATGGGCCCTGCGCAGTACATGGTCTACGAGCACTACGGCTCCGCGTACAGCGATCCTATGAGATGGAGCGCCAATCGTTCAAACCCCGACCGTGCCGGGAATGCTGGTCGTATGAATGTTCGTGCCGACCCAGTCGGTGCCGTCGGTGCGAATACAAATACCCGCCTTGAGGCTGGTGCTCTTCCGGTTCGCCCAGCTGACGCAAGCCGCGGATCTCGCTACATCCCTAATCAGTACGACAAACTCAACGTGTTCAAGGGTAATAAGGATCCACGAACGGAACGTCTCAATCTGGCAAACAACGTCCTTCAGAATAATCCGTTTGCACACTCGTTCACCGCGAAGGCTCAGTCTGTAAATTAAACCACGCCTAATTTAATGCAGATTTGGAAATGGCTTTTGGTCGTTGGACTCTTGTTCCTGATTACGTACGAACCATCACGGGGCGGGGGAAAGCTGATGAATTTTTTTACAAACGACTCAGTAGGAGGGAATGAATTCCCCGCGCGACCAGCCATGTCGGGAGAGGCACAAAAGTATAGCGATACCGGTGACGACGATTAACAATAAGCAGTACATGCTTATCGTTCACGATCGTCGGTACCAAGAATGGACGTTCGTCACCGGCGGGTGTCGACGTCGTGAGGTGATCAACCCTCTGCGATGTGCCGTTCGAGAGCTCGAGGAGGAGACTCGAGGCACTATCAATCTGAAACGAGGTGCCTACTCGTATTTTCAATTTTCGACCAAATACAAGGGTCCAGGTGATTCCGAAGCGGACATCGAAGACGATGTCACCAGCATTTACCACGTCTACGTCATCGACTTGCCCATGACGGCTCGCGAGCACACGTACATCGTTCGACGATTCAACGAGGAGAAATCCAAGATGGAGAATCGTCAGACGTATTTTCGTAAAAACTACGACGAAAATGACAAGGTGGAATTTGATACGCTCGAAGGGATCACAGCTCGTGAAAACCTATGGGACATGATACGTACACACGTCATCTCAAACCCAGATTTTCACGCAGCTCTTTCCTCAACCCAACGAACGAATTTTTACTTTCGTTCGTAAAATTTGCGCACCTGAAAATATTGACACCCAGCAGGAATGACCAAGTCGAAGCGTATGTTCGCTGAAATGCTTGTTCAGGTCAGGGGACACGGTGATCCCGACGAGATTGCAAAGACCATGTCACTCGTCGACATCATCTATGAAATGAAAAAGGAGGAGTTGAAGAAGGAGGAGGAGGCGAAGCCTCCTCCACCAAAACCCGAACCAGAGAAGGAAGAGGCCCCTCCAGAGGAGAAGGAGGCCGAACCAGAAGTCATTGTGAAAATCAAAGACTTTTGGAGCCGGTTGACACACGATTCAGACTCGGATTAAATTAAGATGAAGAGTTGTCTGAAAGCAGGTCCCAAAAACAAGCAGTGTATACGTACCTCAAACAGGAAGGTGTTCAGTCTGCCTCGTAAATTTACGAAACTTCAGTGTCTCCTCGGTCCCATCAAAGGGTTTACGATGCGGGCGAGTTGCGCACCGTATAAAAAGAAATGACAATGTTTAGCTATGGATAAATGGGCGACAGACAAGGGCCCAGGGACGCACGTCCTCATGGATGGTGGAATTCTTCAAGTTCCGTACGAACAACTTGACGAATTTTACGTAGAGTGTGTACACGCCATTCGGCTCGGTAAAAAGATTTACGTCGTGGAGCAAAAGACGGATGTGTTCAAGTTTTTCGTCGATCTCGATTACAAGGGATCCGAAGCGCTTCCAGATGACGTCATCCTCGAACTCGCGACGACGATGCATTCTGTGGTTCAAAAAGGTCGGTGTATCATCGCGCGCGCCGAACCCCGACAGGTGGACACACAGGTGAAGTCTGGTGTTCACATTCATTGGCCAGACGTGTTTGTGACCAAGTCAGAGGCGCTTGCTCTCCGAACACGAATCCTCCTCGAATTACCTGATGACCCAGAATGGAGTCAACGCATCGACGCGAGCGTCTACGGTGGTTCCGGTCTTCGAATGCTCTGGTCACACAAACGCGAAAAGGGTGTCGATTCGAATCCATATTTTCCGTGGCGGGACCTCGAAGGGCATGTCTTCGATCGCACACCAAACCCAGAAACACTCAAACTCTTTGCGGTCCGAACGAATCAGGTGTCCAAGGAGGCGGTCAACGTCGAGATTACATGTGCCCCACTCGAAAGATATATACGTAAAAATCTCAAGGGTCAGGAACGAGCGAATGTTCGACGAGTCATGCGCAGGGGAACTGACAAAATCATCGTCCAGACGGATTCCAAGTACTGTGAACGGATCCAGGGTGAACACAAGTCGAACCATGTATGGTTTGGTATACGAGGAGAACTCATTTGTCAGTTATGTCACGACGAAGAATGTAATACCATCGCTGCAGAGAAAAATGCCGGAAATGAAAAACTTCCAAAACGATTTGTAGGACGGGAGCATATTCTTTCTCCGAGTATAGTAGACGAGTTACACAGCAATGTTGCTGTGGATAATTCTACTTTTGTGCCTATTTGTGAT